CCTAAGACACAAAGAGGTAATACCACTTTATCTAAAAAAACTCAGTAGTATATTTATCTGATATGGCAGAAGGTACTACTTATGGTTTAAAATTTCCTTTCGAAGACTCATTGAGAGGTGACTATCTTCAACTTACAGAATTCCAAGCTCAACAAATCAGGTCCGACTTGATTTACCTGTTGTTAACAAGAAAAGGTTCAAGATATTATTTACCTGAATTTGGCACAAGACTGTATGAATTTATCTTTGAGCCAAACGACGGATTAACTTTTCAAGCCATAGAGTCTGATATTCGTGACTCCATAAATCAATTTCTACCAAATCTATTGGTAAACCAAATTACTATCGAGCCTGCGGACCAATCGGTAGAGGTTAATAGTATCAATGAACAACCAATATCAAGTGACCCAAGACTTTATGATTTATATAGAGTTCCCGGTAGAGGAACAGGTGAATACACAGCAAAAATAAAAATAGATTATTCGGTCAATGCACAAACCTTTGCACAGAGTGATTTTGTAATAATCAATATTTAAAAGAAATGGCAGATAGAAACATATCATACGCTACAAGAGATTTTGCGGCAATAAGAGTTGAACTACAAAATTATGTAAGAACTTATTACCCTGAACTTATTCAAGACTTCAATGATGCCTCTGTATTCTCAGTATTTTTGGATTTGAATGCCGCGGTTGCGGACAATTTAAATTTCAATATTGATAGAAGTTTACAAGAAACAGTTCTACAATATGCTCAACAAAAATCCTCAATATACAATATTGCTAGAACATACGGCTTGAAAATTCCTGGTATGAGACCATCAGTCTCACTTGTAGATTTTTCAATAACCGTTCCAGCATTCGGAGACAAAGAAGATGAAAGATATCTTGGAACGCTTCTCAGAGGTTCACAAGTTATTGGTGCGGGAATTGTTTTTGAGAATGTTGAGGATATTGATTTCGCATCACCGTATAATTCTCAAGGATTTCCAAATAGATTGAAGATTCCAAATTTTAATGCGAATGGTGTATTAGTTAACTATACAATCACCAAAAGAGAAGTAGTGGTAAACGGTATAACAAAGGTTTTCAAAAGAGTTATTACACCGAACGATGTCAGACCATTTTTTGAATTGTTTTTACCTGAGAAAAATGTTTTAGGTATCACAAGTGTCCTTCTCAAAAATGGTACACAATTTACAAATTTACCAACAACAGCTGAATTCTTAGGATTACAGGATAGGTGGTATGAAGTAGATGCTTTAGCCGAGGACAGAATTTTTGTCGAGGACCCAACAAAGGCTACCGACCAACCTGGAATCAAAGTCGGAAGATATATACAAACTCAAAATAGATTCATTTCTGAATTTACATCAGAGGGTTTCAAAAAACTAACTTTCGGTGGTGGAACAAACACAGCTCAAGATGCTTTAGACCAATTCACAACTTTGGGTACGACTTTGGATTTACAGAAATATACCAATAACCTTTCTTTAGGTTCGGCTCTCAGACCAAATTCCACCTTGTTCATTCAATACAGAGTGGGTGGAGGATTGAACACCAACTTAGGAACAAATGTTATCAACCAAGTTGGAACTGTTTCTTTCTTTGTCAACGGACCCTCAGATAATATTAATACATCTGTCGTTAATTCTTTGAGATGTAATAACGTTGCGGCTGCGATTGGAGGAGCGAACATGCCAACCTTGGAAGAAGTTAGAAATTATGTTTCTTTCAACTTTGCAGCACAAAAAAGAGCGGTGACCGTATCTGACTATGAGTCAATAATCAGAACAATGCCCGCTCAATTCGGAGCACCTGCGAAAGTATCAATCACAGAAAACGACAACAAAATTTTAGTTCAAATTTTATCTTACGACACTTCAGGAAAGTTGACAAATATTGTCTCGAATACTCTCAAACAAAACATCGCGAACTATCTCTCCAATTATAGGATGATGAATGACTATATTTCAATATTCAGCGCCGAGGTGGTTGACCTCAGCGTTGACCTATCTATTGTTTTGGACTCGGCTCAAAACTCAGGTCAGGTGATTACAAATGTAATCGACAAAATTTCCGCATATTTCAATCCACAAACAAGGGAACTTGGACAGAATGTATATTTGTCTGAACTTAGAAGTATCGTTCAAAATACAAACGGAGTTTTAACTGTTGCGAGTATCAACGTATTCAATGAAGTGGGTGGTCAATATTCATCCGCTGAAACTTCTATGGAATACTCAGACCCTGAAACTAAAGAGATAGGACCTGTTGATGATACAATTTTTGCTCAACCAAATCAAATCTACCAAATAAGATTTCCAAACAAAGACATTAAGGTTTCTGTCAAGAATTTCCAAACAATCACGTTCTCTTAATCAATTTATTTTGAGGGTTAAAACCCTATACTTCTATTGTGTGTCTTTACAAAATAACACAATAACTATTTATTTTAAAAGTAATTGATGGGTCAATCTTACAGGATTAGGACGGAACTTGGTATCACAAAATCTATCAATGTAGAATTAGAACAGGAGTTTGAGTTTTTGGAAATACTATCCTTAAAACTTAATCAGACTGACATATACTTGAGGTCATGTAGCGATTACGGGGTTTTGGTTGGGAGAGTCACCGCAAACAATGGACTGGGATTACCGAATGCTCGAGTATCTGTTTTCATACCAATAGAAGCCTTGGATGAATCTAATCCAATTATTTCAAGCATATACCCATATAAATCACCATTAGATAAAAACGAGGACGGGTTCAGATATAATCTTCTCCCTTATGAAAAATCTTACTCCACACACTCAGCAACGGGAACATTACCAACAAGATTGGATGTTCTCACAGGAAACACGGTATTCGAGATTTATGAAAAATATTATAAGTTCACTGCGAAGACAAATGAGAGTGGAGATTATATGATTATGGGTGTTCCTTTGGGGACACAAACTGTTGTAATGGATGTAGACTTATCTGATATTGGTGAGTTTTCACTTACACCACAAGACCTAATAAGAATCGGTTTGGCAACCGAAGCTCAAGTAGCGGGAAATAGATTTAGAACATCAAGTGATTTGGACACCCTTCCACAAATTATCAATTTATCAAAGACTGTTGATGTCACTCCACTTTGGGGAGAACCATCATTATGTCAAATTTCAATTAACAGAGTCGATTTTGATTTAAGAGACGAAGCTAACGTTGACATTCAACCAACTGCGGTATTCATGGGTTCGATATTTTCTACTTCAGATTCCATGAGAGTTAGACCACCAATAAAACTACCACTTCTCCCTACATCCGAAAGACCTAAAGATAACTTTGGTAATTTATGTTCTTTAGAAACGGGCACGGGACAGATTTTGGCCATCAGACAAACAATTAATTTGGACGTGAGTGGTAACCCAATTCTGGAAGAATATCGTTTAGAACAAAATGGAAACGTAATTGACCAAAACGGTGCTTGGCTGTTGGAGGTTCCTATGAATTTGGATTATTTCACAACAAATGAGTTTGGAGACAGAGTAGTTTCTTATGACCCAACAATCGGAATTCCAACTAAATCCAAATATAGGTTTAAGATTAAATGGACACAAGCCGCAACACTAACAGACGGAGTTAGAAGACCCTATTATCTTTTACCTAATGTTAGGGAGTACGGATGGGAAACACCAGGTAATGACCCTAATTTGACAGGTACATCATTACAAAGAAGAAAATTAGCTAGTTCATATTATTTCGGTTTGGATTGGTCAGGGTACACTGATGGATTTTCAATTCAACAAACAAATGCTAGAATAAACGAAATAATCAACTGCGAAGACACCTTCTATCAATTCGAATACAATAGAGTTTATACCCCATCGTCATTAATTGACCAATATAAAAATGGTGGTAGAAGTAGGTTTATAGGTATCAAAGAAATAGATGATAACTCCTGTGCTGAAACTGTTAACAAATTTCCTGTGAACGAGGGGTTTAGAAATTTCGATTTATTGTATTTTATTGTTTCACTCGTTTTACAGATTTTTCAATTGATATCCGCACCTTTACTAGTTGCATTACACTTTATTTTAGGTTTATGGGATTTTTTGAACAACACAAAAGGGTTACTTCAAACAGTCCTTTACGCTACTGCAGCATTATATTTGGGGCTTTCGATATATTATTTTGTTATTTCGGGTAATTTGTTTGCTGAAGCGTCTGTTCCCGCAAGCGGTTTGGACCCCACCGCGGCATTACTCGACGGTATAAAAAAGGCCTTTAAATTTATTATGGCAAAATCTTATAGTGCTCTTGCCATCTCTTATTTGGTTAGTTTTGCAAAATGGTTGACATTTGCAATCGCAGCTAGTCTTTTAGGTAGATTATTGGAGGGAAGAACTGTCAAAATAATAAGTTTACCAGCAATTACTTATCCTGACTGTGAAGGTTGTCCGTGCTCACCAAGAGACGAGGGAAGTAATTACATTCAGCAATCCTATAGTTCACTTACCCCTTACTCCGGAGGTTGGAACTATACAAATCAGATTTACGAAAGAATTTTACAGAATAGTGATTTCAATTCGGTTGATTTCGACCAATTAGAATTTTTTATAAGCCAAGTTTTTGCCGGAAATCCAATATCAGATAGAGGTAGAAGTCCCAGCGTCAGAATAGAAAGACAAACATATAAAGTACCAGAATCACAAGAAGGATTTTTCAACAATCAAAGGAATAGGCCAAGACAAGGTTTCTTTTTTACTAATTACCTACCCTTTGGTGAAAGAATAAATTTATTCAATTTACGTCAAAAATATTTCACACAAAAAAATCAAATAAAAGTAACTTTTGATTTTACCGGAAATACTGGTTCACATTTGGATAATACCCTTTGTATTTCAATGCAAGAAAAACTTGAAACAGGACAAATTTTAACTTTTGTTAGTCCTTCAGAGTCTCAAGACATAAATTTCAAATTCATTCAAGAAGATACAGAAACAGGAATTGGTATCACGGGAACACCACTAAATGTTGGTTCGTCTTTCTACGATGTAAAATACGCTGACCCGAGCGACCCATATAACGAGATTACTCAAAGATATTCTTTGGGTTACGGTTCAGACAACATCAAATACAGCTATGGTGCAGATATAGAATATTTTCAAGTTGTGACAGCCATGACTATGGCTCAAGCTTCACAATATTTTGCTACGTCTTTTCCACCTGAGTCATTACCTGATGTTTTAAGTTCAGGTACGAGATTATTTGTCAATAATAAAGAGCAATTAGGACCGATTGGATTGGGATGGGGACCACCAAGAGTCAGTGCTACAGAATACAAAATTTCAGATTTTTTTGAGGATTTTGATAAACAATATTTAACAATTTTGGTACGAGGTGTAGACCCTTATTCACCAAGATATAATAATAAATTTGATTTGAACATTTTATTCGGTGGTACTTTAGGTTCCAATCAAAACCTTATCATTACTGCGAGCACTAAGCTGAACATACCCATACAAAAACTTACGAACACTTCAATGTCAGTTCAACCGATGACAGTGAATGGTCAAAGTGAAGTTTTTTACCCATCACATTTTTTTCGAGGCGGAATTGATAATTCAACCACAGTGGGAACTCAATGGTCGGCTTTCACATCTTCCGCTGTTGGATATTATTCTTCTTTGGACTCGTCTCAAATTGTGCCATACTATTGGGATTTTCCTGCGGGTCAACCTTTTGTTTCAAACTTATTGAATGTTACTAACCTTGGGACTAACTATAGAGGTGCTGTTGTAAACAGAGCGGGAAATGGCAATATGTTTACAGGTGTTATAAGAAATAGAATTGCGGATTTCACTTTTGATGAACCCGCAGCTTTCTATGGAGACACCGAAGATTTATCAGGAGGTGCTTACTATTATGGGAATGTGGTAACTTATAGCCCCGATGGGGTTACTATGAGATATCTTACCTACACATATTATCCATTTTTTAGTGCGACACCCATGAACATTCAAGTTAATACTCGTAATGTTTTCAGAACAGATAGACTTCCAAGCTCCGATGTGTTAGATGGTTCGAGATGGACAATAAACCCTGCTTTATTACAACAAAATTTAAATTTGGGAATTTATCTTATTCCAGATGAAACTACTGCTTTCTCGAGCATAGAAAATACATTTTACAGTACAGGTGCCCAGCTACCACCTGAGGACATTGATGGTCAGTATGGTACAGGAAACGTTTTTGAAAGTTTCGATTGCCCGAAAATGGTAAGTTTGAGTTGTTATGATGGTACTGGAACTGGATTTACAATCAATAGAAATTGTGAGGAAACCGATGCTGTGGTATCTGGATGTTATCAGTTTGTCAAGAGAAGAATTAGAGACATAGGAAAAGACATTAGAAACTTCAATGAGTGGGCTTATAGATTTAGATTTTTCTACGGACTTTGTAGAGGAGTTTTAAGTCAGACATTTACGAACAACTGGGTTAACGGTTCACTATTCGTATTTCCAATCCAAGTCGACATCACTTATGATAGGAACAACAGAGCTCAAACTTCAAACTATCCTAAGAGAATAACTTTTTTTGATAGTAATACCAATAATTTCTATTTTAGGAGTAGCCCCTTCATATCGGGATACACACCAAGTGAGTTCATAGGTTCACCAGCAAATCAAAACGCACCAGATTTTTCTTTGAATGCGAGAAATCTTCTATTTCCAACTACAATTATGAATTTGGGAATGAAAGACTCTTATTTTGGAGAGATTATATTCGAGCCCTCAAATAATGCATACGTTATGAATAACTTATCAAATACCAGTTATTCTGATACATCTGATTTGGTAAATTTATTTGTAATATCTAGAATTCTGAACAAAACATTTTTACAACAAATGTTGAATTCTCGAGACAATTCTGTGAACTCACTTTTTACGAGAAATGGGAGACCAACGTCTCCGTTTTTCAATCCTAAAAGTAGGTTGGATGCCGACTTGGCACAATTACTTTCTATAAATTCAGAGATAGGATTGGTCCCTTTCAGCCCTGAATATTATCCTTTCAGTAATAGTAATCCCAACAATGCTGTTTATGTTTACACACAAGGACAAGCTAATCCTACAATTGGTGTTTTTTATTCGTCAACAACTGAAAACTTACAAACCAAAGATTTTCTCACCCCTGGATTGATTAATTTCAGATTTAATCCTAATGTGACCGCGGTAATTTTCAATTACGGTATCAAATCACAAAAAGTTCCTTTTTACCAATGGCAACTTACACCCGGTTCTCAAAGTCAAACTATTTTTGGAAGTGAGTTTAACAATTGGTCAACATCATTGTCAGACATTGTTACTTCACCATATCAATCCTTGAACAGAAGAAACTTAACAACTCCAAACTATTTTGTCCCATCTAATACAGGATTGGACGTTAATCAGAGAGGTTATATTTTCAACACAAGTTTTACAGGATTTTACGATGGTTATGTTTTTCCTGGTATGAAAACTAAATTCATGGTTGGTGCACCGTTCCATTTTTATTTCGGTGTGGTTAAAGGTGGTTCTGCGTTAGATAAATTCAAACAAAAGTA